TCCTCGTTTTGCGGAAGCGTCGTATCCGGTGGATAGGGCCCACTTTCGGAACGAAGCATAGCCGTGCCATTCCGGGCAGACCGCAATGCCGCGCCCTCCATAAGCGTGATAGTTAATTGCTCTTTCATCCTCACAGCGCTTTATCATGCTGTGCCATACTTCGTACAGCCTATCGCGTCGTCCTCCGTGTTTCGTGTTCAAAGCGGCCAGATTTTTTGATGCGGTCTCTTTCTTGAGACACCCACAGCTTTTCGTCTCGCCATTTGTCAAGCTATTCGTGACGACATCAACGCGCATTCCGCAATCGCACAGGCATCTCCAACTTGCTTTTTTCTGCCTGCTCCCCGGTATTCGTTCCACGACGGTCAAGCGTCCGAAGCGTTGCCCCGTTAAGTCGATGAGCCGTGACATTTCAGACCTCCTCTATGTGGACGCGGATGCAGTCATCGTCGTGATATTCATGCTGCACACAGCGATAAAAGCGTCGGTCGTCATCAGTCAGCAGTCTACCCTTGAGCGCGTCGGCGATGAGCTTGCCCATGTAAGCGTGGTTGTCTATGTCGAGGTTATCTTTCCATGAGAAGGTGATTTTTACAGGGCGCTCAAACACTCGAAAGGGGATTCTCTGCCGCTGGAGCTCTGCCACCACGAGCCAATGCCAATAGTCGCTGTCCTTCTTCCTCTCGGACCAATGCTTCCCGGCGTATATGGCGTTGAGCCCGTACCACTTCGCCCAGCTTTTTCGTGCCTTGGCGTCCTTCGGATACGGGATGACAAAATCTACGGAGTGTCCCTTTTTACTCCCCATCTTCTGCCTCCTCCTTCTTGCGCCGGTCCACGCGGACGATGTAGTTGTCGTCGTCCAGCACGCGGGTCTTTACGGTGAAGTTTTCCAGCATCTCCGGGAGCCTTTTGCGGCTCATCACGAGCTCGAAGCCTCCGTCCGGAGTGGGGACGCCGAAGCGCCCGCCGATTTCAGCCATGATACCGTTCATCATCCGGTGAAGGTCAGGCATCCCTTTTTCCGCCGTGTCCAGAGCTGCCTTGAGCTCCTCTATCTGCCTTTGCTGGTCGCTCACCTTTTTCTGGTAGCGCCCCAGCTCGTACTTGAGCTCCTTGATTTGGTCTATGTTCCTTTTTGGCATTGTCGTCGCTCCTCTCATATCGTTTCGTGATGTTCTGCGCTATGGTGCATTGTTCCCATCCGGGCACGCAGGCGCAGTAACGGTAGATGTAGCCCCGGCGTTCCTCCGGGTCTGTAAACTTGAGCTTCCCGCCCTCGCAGGTGACGGCAAGGCCGTCCTCCCAGCCGAAGTAGGGACAGCACCAGGTCGTCGGCATAGCTTCGCCCCCTATCCGTCCTTGATAGCCCTGCGCTCCGTGTGCGCCGGTAGCCCGGTGCTCTGCTTGCGGAGCAGCCTTTCGTAGGTGTCGAAGAAGCACCGCACGTTTGCCTCCGTGACTTCTTCCTTTCGACCGTCGCCGAATGTGTGGGTGCAGGTGATGTACAGCTTGTCCGGTCCGCCCATCGCGTCGATAACGGCTTTCGAGCGGTCTCCCGGTTTGAGCTCGTGGTAGACATCGACGAGCGATTTCTCCCCAAAGTGGGAGTAGAGCCGGAGGTTGTCCCATGCGCCGCTTATCTCCGCCTTGACCTCGTGATTGACCTCATCGCATTTTTCCTTGAGCTCCGCGATGGTGGGAGGGAACTTGCAGGAGCGGCAGAGCTTGACGAGAGCCTTCTGCGCCGTCCAGTAGTCGACCTCCTCAAGGCAGGCAGTCCAGAGAGCGATGGTTGGGCCGAGCTTTCCTACGCCGTTTCGGAACATCTCCGCTTGAGGCCACGCAAGGCTCATAACCGCAAAGAGCTCCGACATTTCTTTGTTCGTCACCTTCCTGCCTCCTCCGCCGAGAACACGTCATGCAGACGCCGCAACTCGTCCATAACCGGGTCTGCTTGATACGCGCTGTTCTGCGGCAATTCATCCTCCCATCGTCCTTGATTGAGCCATGTGGTCGGGTTGGGTATGAATTGCCCTCCGTTCTTTCTCCATTGCTCCGATGCTTTCTGTGTTTCGAGGGCATTGAGTAACGTGCGCAGAGGCACCTTTGACTTCACCTTCGCAAACGACTTTTTTGCCGCTTCCTTTCCGACTTTTTTCGGATAGCAAGCCCAGAACTCATCAAAATCCGATACCACGCTCGCGTGGTGTTTGGCTTCGGTTTCGGTTTCTACTTCGGTTTCGTATTCGATTTCGGTTTCGTATTCGGTTTGGTTTGGTTTGGTTTCAGACGGAATATCACCGTAACTCACCGTGGATTTCTGTGAAGCGTCGAAATCGTCTGGAGGCTCCGGGAACTTTGACCTTTTTTGCTGTATCCGCTGATGCTCGCTCCAGTTTGGAAAACACAGGTACGCTTCGCCGTCTACTTCGTAGAGGCGGATAGAGCCTATGGTCGCCAATTCTGCAAGCGTTTTAGCAATGGTCTGTTCCGTGACGCCTTTGCGGCGAGGGAACACGAAGCCCTTGAGAAGCTCCGGGTCCGCGCTCCCTCTGCCGTAGTCATCGACGTATGTGATGAGGTACACCCACGTCCGAAACTGAAAATCCGTCATGCTGTTGACCGTTTTGCTGGTGCGTATGGTCTCCTTCATCATGCGGTTTCCCATGTTCAGACCTCCTTATAGGCGAGATACAGATACCCTCCGCTCCTGTCTTGCTTTCACGGTGTACTCTGCTTTGTTGATGGTCTTTACGGTGACGATATACTTCCCGGCGATGACCTTCTCTCGCTCGCCGAGGCAACGCTTGAGCTCCTTGTCGGCGTCGTTGTATGCGTCATATCCGGCCTTGAGCTCGTTCTTCCGGTCGATGATTGCCTCCAGCTCTCCGTCGTCGATGTCCGCCTCCGGGCGCTCGTGTGCCGCCGTGCAGATGTGGCGCAGAGAGCAGCTCTCGCAGACGGAGATGTCCTCGCAGGCGGCGGGGATGGTGTTCCCCGTCGGGTCGTTCAGCGCCGCATAGACGCGCTCTCCCTTTGACAGAAGTTGCTCTCCGTAATCGTAATCGAGAGCTACCTCTATCGGTTTTATTGCCCCGGTGAGCTTGTTCGTCAGGATAAAGAATCCTTTTTCTTTTCCAAAATGGAACATGTAAGTAAACAGTTGCGCCGGATACCCTCGGACATAACGCCGTTTGCTTTGAAAAAAGTCGTCGATGCAGTTGAGGCGCTCCCACTCGTATGGAGACAGGCCCTTGATTTCCGCCGGATAAAGCTGTCCGTCCTCCGGGTCCTTGACGCGGATGTCCTCGCGTCCGGTGATAACGCCGCCTCTTATGTTGATTTTCCATGAACGCGCTACAGGCGTGATTACCTCAAGCCCCGCCTCTCTCAGTTCTTTGATTGTGTATTCCTCTATGCTGTTACCTAAATTGAAAATGCCTTGCAAGCTGATGTCTGGCGGTACCTGCTCGTCCCAATGCTTGATGAGCAGGTACAGGTATCTCTCGCAAGGGTGCCCAATGTTGGAGGCGCGGAGGTTGTTGCATGGGTATACGGTCAATTGCTTTTGAAGCCGTTCTGTGATGGCCGCCTTTATTAATTCCGCATTCATATGCTTCTCCTTCTCCGATTGTTCGCTTGTTCTTTCATTGTCACCCACCGGCAGTTATTTGGCTCATAGTTTCCGTCGTTGTCGATGCGGTCGATGGAAAGTCCGTTGTCATAGCCATTGGCGTGAGCCCAGCGCGAAAATTCCTTAAAGCTGCTGTCCCATTCATCGCAAACTTTAATGCCTCGCCCGCCATAATAGCCGTATCTGTTTGAGTTGGGATTATTGCACCTGTCCCGCATGGTTGACCACACATGGTATAGGTGCGTGTAGCACTCGCCGTGGCGATAGTTCAACGTTGGGCGCTTTTGTTCTCTTGCGCAACCGCACGACGTGGTATTGCCAGATTTTAGGTTATAAGCCTCTGCAATGGTCGTATTCCTACAGTCGCACGCACAAACCCAGCGCGTGCGACCATTTATTGTTGGAGCGCGGCTCAAAACGGTAAGCTTGCCGAACTTTCTCCCGGAAAGGTCTGTGAGCATCCATCAGCGCCTCCTTTCAGGGGGCGCTTCCGCGTCCGAAAAATCTCGCGGCGCGGTTTCTGCCGCCGCGCTTTTCTGGCACTTCATGCAGAGCTTCCGGCCGTACTTGCCCTGGGAATACGAGGCCACCTTTTGAGTAATGGCCTCCCCGCAGCTCTCACAGGCAACGCCGCTGTCCTCCGCCTTGCCGCCGTTTCCGCCTCTGGAGCCCTCCCTGAAGGTGTAGCCTCCGATTTTGCTCACGTTCAAACCGCTTTCCTCAAGAGCGGAGACGTCGAGGTTCCGGAGGCCGGGGAGGATGCGTTTGATGCCGTTGTTGAGGCAGTTGGTGTATGCCGCCTGCTTCACGTCGCGGATGTCCACCTCGTCGGGAGACTTCTGCTTTCTGGGGTTTCCATTGCGGTCAACGCGGGCACCGGCGAAGAAGTCGTCCCTCGCGCTCCGGCTGCCGTCGCACTCGATACGGGCTCCGCCCATCGTGAACGCCATGCGGTAGGTGTATGTAGGATAGCCCTCCGGGTCGTACTCGGCGCGCTGGTCGAGTATCTGCCAGCCGATGCCGAAAAGCCTTGCGACCTTCGTCGCGCCGCTCTCCTGCAGGTAGGGGCTTCCCCCGATGATGCACCAGTCGCGGGGCGTGGTGATTTTAATTGCCGCCGCCATGATTTTGTTGAGCGCCGTCACCATTTTGTCGGCACGGTCCGCAACGGCGAGGATATTGTCGTACGAAAGGTCCATCATGCTGTTTTGCTCATCCGCTATGGTGACGAGGCCCTCGTTGTATTCGCTCATGTGTTTTTCCTCCTTGCATATTTTCTCTTGTTATTAGCCTGTTCCTTTGCAGTTGCCCAGCGGCAGTTGTCTGGCTCATAGTTTCCGTCGTTGTCGATGCGGTCAATGG